AGTACTGCGACAGACAGGACAATGGGCGATGGCTAGACCGTGCCCAGGATGTCAAATTCGCCTCAAGGCTGTAGGCGTCAAAAGGGTCGTTTATACGATTGGGCACAATGAGTGGGGAACTGTCTCTTTATAAGGAAACGTAATGGGAAAAATTATATCTCTAGCAGACAGACTTGAAAAGTGGCAGTGCGCATACACTTCTTCAGATGAAAAGATGACCTTTGAGGTGTCAAGTAACGGTCGAATTCGCGTGAAAACTGTCGATGGCACTTTTGATCTGACTACATTCGAATCTGTGGCGATGTTATCGTCCCTATCCGAGGCCATGCAAACAATTTTTGATGGAACACTGTACGAAACCTGATGTGTACATCCCTAATGGTAGGGATTATACTGATATAATATGAGGATGAATCTGTCCTTATAGACACTGAGATAATAATCGTTGTTTAACAACAATCACGTATGGAAATCAGAATGACCAAGAAGACCAAGAAGTACAATAACAGCTTTGACAATCAGAACTCTGTCGAACTCCCTGTCATCGTCACAATCGATGTCCTCGCAGGGGCTTCAGATTCAGAACTGCGATCGCGTAACAATGATCTAGAGAATGAAAAAGATAGCATACTGCGAGATGGCTATGATCCACGCCCATGGGAAGTAGAACTCGCGTATGTTCAGCGTGAAATTGACATTCGACGAAACAGGATGCACATGCATGAAAGGTACATTCGCAACAATCCTGAGCTCGTTGAGCTCAATGCAGCTCCTCAGTCTTCTTATAAGACTATTAATTGAGTTCCATGCAAAGCACCTCCGAGAGGAAAGGTGATACCTTGAACAAAGCAAATGCAATTAGTCGTGTCAGCCACGAGGATACGCTGGGAGCTTATCTCTCAGACCTCAAGGCGTTTTCACAGCTAAAGCATCCTGAGGTCGTCGAGCTGTTTCAGAAATTTGAAGCAGGAGGTCCTGAGGCACTGAAGGCGAGGAAGACGCTGATCGAAAGTAATCTTCGATTGGTCATTTCAATTGCGAAGCACTATAGGAAGTCGAGTATTCCTTTTGAGGATCTTATCCAGGAAGGAAATCTAGGCCTACTGAAAGCGATCGAAAGATTTGACTGGAAGAAGGGATTTAGATTCTCTACGTACGCGACATGGTGGATCAAGCAGGCCATCAATCAACATGTCGTCAAACGTAAAAGAATGATTCGGCTGCCTGCGCATGCTGCAACCGTGCAGCGTAAGATGCTACATGCAATTGAGGAATTCAAATCTCAGATGGGATGTGATCCTACTGAGGAAGAGATCATGGGTCTTGTCGATGCATCCAAGACAGTCGTCAAGGCAACGATGTCATCAGGTAGAAATGTCATCTCGCTTAGTCAAACTATCACGTCAGATCCTGAGTCTGGTTGCCTTGGCGACAAGATTGAAGACACAACAGACTCAGCTGATCCATTCGGTTGCGTCGCTTCTTATGAACTAATCAATATTGTTCGTGGCGTGCTTGACCAACTGACAGACAAGGAGGCTGCAATTCTTAGGCTTAGGTTTGGTCTCTTCACGGATAACATTGATCGTAATGACTATGCCATCACTGAATCTGAATCTGAATCTTTGGCCTCAGGCAGCCAACTTACCTAAGACGACATCAGTGATCCAAATATTCGCGTCATTCACCATAATTAATATCATCATTTGTACGGTGATTTACATCTTAGTAAGAAAAGAATTCAAATATTTTGGAAATATTCTTGAAACTGTGTGTCAAAATTTGTCAAGAAGTATCGACGCACCAGTCACAACAGAGATTGACCTGAATTCAAGACTTGCTCAGCTTCAAAAAACCAAATTCTCAATTAACATGGCCAGTAAAAAATGAAGAAAAAATCATATGCATCTATCACTGACAGTGATGGTGTCAATTATCGTGAGATCGCGGACATGATGACTGAGATTGGTTTTAAGATGAACCACTCGTCTGCAAGGAATTATGTTCTTCGAATCATGTCAAAATTTGCAGAAGAGCTTGTTGAACAGTGGGACCTTGATGTCCCTGATAGCGACGTTGAACGAATTTCAAAGTCTCCGCAGTTCCAGCAGGGAATTTGCGACGTGCTTCAGTCCATCGAATCACAAAGAGCTAAAACAAAATCAGGAATGAGGAAATAAGTAATGAGGCTCAGTAAGAACAGCATCTCGAAGGTCAGCCTTTCTGACATATTACGTCGCCGCCGAAAGACGTTGCCTCAGTTCCTAAAAGAATTTGGCATCGTCACATACGAACTCTTGGTCGCCCGCTGCAACAGCATGGGAGTCGTGCCACCTACCGAAGAAAAATTTGCCCTTGTCACAGGAGGAAATCCTCCACAGGTATCATCACCATCTGAGGGCGTCATCATTGTTGACGTTGTTCCGCAGCCTGTTCATCAACCGATCACAGAATCTGCACAGTCATTTGAAATAGAATCGCAACCTGAGCCTGTGAGAGCACAGCTCGATTCTTCTCAGGAAGAACAGTATACATTGTCTGAAATTTCTATGACGATGCAGCGAGGTGTTATTGAGCAACCACACACATCCCATAACATTAAAAAGAAAAAGAAGTGGTGAACTGCTAACATCGTACTTCATCGACGGTCTTCTTTTAGACCGTCGATGAAATTTTGTGTAATCCTTCTCAAGGATGATGTATCCTGAATTCAGGACGACATCATCATGAAAGGCCTCGCTAGATGAGTAAGACTAACAATAAAGCGATTATCACAAGACTTCTGTTACAACGTATTTTGTCATCTGATGCTATTCAAAAGTACACAGCGCGGCATCAAATTGAAGAAATGTCAAGTGCGTTCTTGACAGTGAGTGAATCAGATCTTCTAACGAAGACTGAACGTCTTCATTTTGGCTTCTCTCTTCAGGGTAAACAAGCAGCTTACTACACTAAAGTTGCTGAGCTGGACACGAGCTGGCTTGTTGTTAAAGATAACTTGCAGGACGCTGATGGCAATCTGTGGCGATCAGAAAAGATGATTGTCAACCTTCACACTCCATCCGCATACAGCATTGATCCTGCACGTTTTGCCGATAGGGCAGAATGTATGGCAAATATTTCTCAGCTTGTGTCGTCGATGCTAGAGTTAGTCTTGGACCCCATTGCTACGATGACCCATAACAATGAGGAGCGCCTCAAAAAAGAGGCCGATGAGACATATACAGCTGTATGCAAACAAATTGAAACCATCATCTTCAATAAGTGCAACAGGAAGAACATGCGCATAGGAACAACAAAAATGTTGCAATCGCAGCTCTTTGATGGCCTACAACTCTTGCCTAATGATTACAAGCTTGTCTTCAATGATGGCACAAAGAACAGACCACGATACAAGTATTACATGCTTGTCGTCAAGCCACAACACTATTATTATAAATTTGTACGTAAAGCCTGAGGAGAGACAAATGAGCATCATCGACATTCTTGAAGAACTCGAATCTAATTCTTCACGACTTTTCAAGGAAAATCTGCTCGCTCAGGCAAGCAGCAATACTTTACTGCGCGATGCACTTATCGCATCATACGATCCTTATATCAACTATTACGTCTCAAAGTTCAAGATGCCATCACCACAGTCAGCTGCAGTGGCCAAAGACGATGTTCAGCTCAGGTCCTTCCTCGATATCATCCTTCCAACGCTCTCGTCAAGATCAGTGGTTGGCAACGAAGCCAAAGCATTAGTGGTATCAGCATTCCAGTTGATGGATGCGCGGCAACAGAAATGGTGCCTTCGTGTTCTTCTCAAGAATCTTCGTTGCGGAGTGCAAGAGACGACGATCAGCAAGACGTGGCCAGGATCTATTTCAAAATTTTCTGTGCAACTTGCGGAGTCGCTGTCATCGCATTTTGAACCTAACACAGGCATCGTCATTGATGACAAGGTCAAATATCCTGTCAGGGTAGAACCGAAACTTGATGGCCTGAGATGCATCATAGTCAAGCACTCAGGAGAGGTGACAATGTTCACTCGAAATGGAAGTGTGCTTGAGACGTTGCCTCGGATCAAGGCATCAATTGAGTCTGCGCCATGGGATAATTTCGTCCTCGACGGGGAGGCGCTTGGTGAGGATTGGAACGAGTCGGCATCGGTCATAATGTCGCACAAGAAAGGTAAAGACGATAGCAACATCACGTATCACGTCTTCGACGCAATGCACTTCGATGATTGGCGTGGGCAAGAAAATTCTTCAAAGCTCTCCACACGGGTGGATTTGATTGCTGAGCTTGTCGAAAAATTGCAAAAAGATTCTCCGGTCGTTCAAGTCGGCGGCAAGAACGTCACGACAGAGGAAGATCTTCTTAAATTTTATGCAGAGTGCATGGATGCCGGCTACGAGGGCATCATGGTTAAGGATGTCAATGCCAGCTACTGT